TCTGCATCTTGCTCACTGTCACTGACAGCAGTGATGCGCCAGTGAATTGTTTTGATTACGTCTGACAAGCCATCTTCAGAAGGGGCTGTGTCTAATGTTGGGAAGTCCCATGTATATGTGTTAGCCATTTGTTTCTCCTTAATTAGCAAGCCATCAAGACACACGGCACAAGATAGCTGCCATCGTCATAGGTATGCGAAACGTGCGTTGATGTGACCTTTGCAATGGTCTTGCTGCGAACAATATCATCGCCCTGCGGCTTGGCCGTGCCGTCACCAGCAGACATCAGCAAGTCGCCTCGTGTCACTGTCGTGCCTTGTGCAATTCGGATAACAAAATCACCTGTCATGGCGATTGTCATGTCATCATAGTTGTCATCGTCTTCATCCCAGCTATCCATGACGCCAGCGACATTGACATCACCTTCGACAGACGAAACAGCCATGCGGTTTAGCTGTTCGTTATCTTCAGCAACGACTGTGCCGGTAACATCACTATCTTCAAACTGTACAGTGACGGTCTGACCAACGTCTGCATCGCCGCCGTATCCAGTTTTTTTCGGTATAATTCTCTGATTGCCTTCATCGTCAGTAATGACATAATCAAAGCTAACTTGTTTCCACTCGCACATTTCGTTGAGGTTGGTCATCACTGTGCCACGAACAATGCTCGTATCTTTTGAGCCATCGCTAGTTTGCGACCAGCGGGATAGGTGACCACCGACAAGACTGACTGTTGAGCCGCTGACGTTTATATTGCCTTCTGCCGTCCCGTCTTGATAAAAAGTAACAATAGCCCCATCGTTTCCCGTTCTGTTGAACGCAGCCGGGTCGCCGTTGTATCTTGCGGCGGAAAATAGTCCTAGATTAAAGGCATTGAGAACGGTGGCTGGGTCGTCACCTGAATTATTGTATGGACTTGCATCTGCATCGCCGCTGACAGTGACAGCACCGCTAGACAAAATCCGCATACGTTCTGTGTTGTTAGTGCCAAATATCAGCGGATTGTTAGACACATTTTTAAGAGTGCTTCCACCGCTAGACGCAAGAAGCTGAACAGTGTCTGTGTTTACTAGCTGTAAAACACCAGTGCCCCGAACATCAAGTTGAACACCTCCGCTTGGCGAACCCGTACCAATGCCAACGTTGCCGCTTCCCTGCACAGCAAGCAAAGCATTACTACCGTTATAATCTTGCACAACAAGCGCATTTTGTGACGATGTAGAACCACCACGAATGGTCAAACCCTCGCCTGTTGCGCTGGTGTTATAAATTATTGCTCCGTAGGCTCCTGAAGACGATGTTGATACTTGAAGTTTTGCATTTGGTGAACTCGTCCCAATGCCCACGTTACCGCCGCTGCCGATGCGGAGGCGTTCTGCGTCGTTCGTATAAAAAATAAGGCTATTAACCGTAGCACCTACTCTTGGGGCTGTCGATGTGCCGCTACCGGCAAGCTGGATAAAGCCTTCTGTGGCAGATGAGCTAAACCGCCCTACCAAATTAGATGCGCTATCAACGTGCAAAGTTCTGATAGGACTGCTAGTACCAATGCCCACGTTGCCGCTGCTGTCGATGCGCATACGTTCTGAGCCGTTGGTATATGTAGCAATAAAACCATTTTCACGATTAATTATATAATCATCTGCACCTATTTGAATAATTTCAAAACCATTGCCGGTTCCAGCACCGCTTGTACTGTCAGTGAGCCTTAAATTAGCACCACTTGTTCCTGTATCGTGAATTTGTAAAACATTTCCATAGCTAGTAGCTGGCGAACTCGTCCCAATGCCCACATTGCCGCTGCTGTCGATGCGCATTGCTTCTGTACCATTAACATCAAATTCATAGTTATAACCACTACCAATATTAAAACCTAAAGAGGTAGGTGAAGCTAATTGAACTGCACCTGCACCCAATGGTTCTACATTAAAAGTACCTGCACTTGTTTTAACTGATAAAGTTGAACTAGGTGAACTCGTCCCAATGCCTACGTTGGCATCTAAAACAATGTCGCCAGTGCCATTTGGGTCGATGGTGAGGTTACCGTTCGTGTCGGTGCTTGAGATGGTGTTGCCATTGATGTTAATGTTGTCAACGTCTAGGTCACCAACTACGTTAGCAGAGCCTGTGATTGTGAGTGTGGCAGTATCAATGGTTACAGCGGTAGAGGCATCAATGTCAACTGTGGGGGCTACAACTTCCAGTTCAACGTCTGCGTCAATATCGAGTTGACCGTCTACGCTAGAGTTGATAAACAGGGCTGTGTCCCGGAATTGTACTTTCTTGTCGGTTGCAACCAAAATATCTTCGCCCAAACCGTCAATATAGGCGGTTCCATCAAGATACATATCCTTGAACTGCAGGGAAGCGGTTCCAATATCCAACGTGTTCGTGGTCTTCGGCTTGATTTCTGTGGCACTTGCAATGAAATCTTGAACCGGACCAAGCACGGTAATCGGCGCACCTTCTGCTGCCGTGCCATCGTGGGTGTGGCCCGTTGACTCGTTAAACGCAGCTTCAATAGCGTCATACTCAGAATCTATATCTGACGCATTGATTATGTTCCCGTCTGCAATATTATTCAGCGTATCCGCTCTAGTATACCCGGTTCCCATTACATGTACTCCTGTAGCAATTTATTCTGCTTTTTAAGGTTGACCTCTGCCGGTATAACCTGTAGGTTTGTGTGTATATGCAGACCGCATACATTAGCACCCGCTAAAGGTATTATATGGTCTACATGCAAATTCAAATTAAATGTTGTATTTAGCCAGTTACAATGGTCGTATATGTATTTTATTCTACTTAAATTAGCCCACGCAGGAGTAGCTTTTTTCTTTCGTGCTCTTCTAATAGCAGTGTGATAATTTACAAGACCTCTATTATTACTTTTCCAAAGTCTTCTAGCTAAATCGTGTTTCTCTTTATTCCTGTTAGACCAGCTTCTATTAGCAAGCAATACCCGGTCTTTGTTTTGTATATATCTAGTTCTGCCTATTTTTGATGAACATACCTTGCATTTAGATTGTACACCTGTTTTATTTCGCGAACATTTATGGAATCCATCAAGAGATTTTACTGTGTCGCATTTTCTACAAAGTTTACCGTCTTCCATAAGTACCATATTCGAGCGTAACTGCGTCCAAAGAGTGTGGTGGGTTCGTTGAATTCGCACGGAACTGGAGCGAAACAACATACCCAGAGCCTACCATCTGGCTCTCAAATAATCGTTGAATTGTACCACCATAACTACCTGTTCCATAAATAGCGGTTCCATAAAATGCCGGGACGTTTGCCCCTGAAGTGTTGTCGAACACGACGGGGGTAGGTTGGATAATTCCCAACTCGTCAAAATCAAACAGCAGGTTTACTTCACTGAAGAAACTGCCATCTGGGTCCGTGTACAAAAACATCTTGTAGATGGTCTTGCGAATCCGGGGGTCGTTGATTGGGATGTACGGGGTAGCAAAGGTCGAATAAATCTGCGCCCCATCCAAGCTGTTCCCCGACTCCATCTGGTAAACGTATCCGGTTGTGTTCGCGAACACGATGGTTTCAATTCCTTCGTAGAGATTGCTACTGGCAACGTATGCCTTGAATCCCCGCAACTCTGCCCAGTTGATTCCCTGCTCCACCTGCGAACCGATGATACCCTGTGATGCGTCTGCCGAAAAGTTCGTGTTGTACCCAAGCAGCCTGTACTGGCTCTTAGGGCGAATCACCACACTGCTAAATGAGGTGTTGCGGTTCACGAAGTCGGTTACGTCATCTTGTATCGGCTTTGATGCAACAGCAAGGTTGAAGTCCCCCACCCTGTCGGTTGCAGACAAGCTTCGTATTCCATCTGGTCCCAAGTAAAGTACGTCCCCGCCAATCTCTTGAATTGTGTCAGTTTCTGTACAACCGGTGTCCAGAGTGATAGGCTGAAGCTGGAAATCCCCAATCGTATTGCCTACCAATCGCTTGATAGACCTCTCACTAAATATTATAAGCTGTTCTCTAAAAATAATCAAGCCCGTAATTGCACTTCCGACATTTATTGTTCCTGCGCCACTTGCTGCAGAGAAATCATCGTAGGTGTAGGGGGCTGTAAACAGCAGGTTCGAACCCTTTGCAAAGAAAAGCTGGTTCTTGAAGTTTGCTACGTGGCCTGCGCCGTTACCGTCCGTAGGAATACCGTCGAGGGCGGTAAAGAACGTTCCGTCGTACACAAATGGTACGTTGGCCCCATCAACCCCTACCATGTAGTCGGTTCCGCTGTAGTTGAAGTTCACGAACCGGTGTTTGTCCATGCCGGTACGGTCTACAGAAAGGAACGTCAGGGCTGCGTTGTCTGCGGGGCTACTGTTCAGGGCAGGGTCGATAGCAAAGGTTGCAGAGCCGCTGGTAACTGTTGGGGTAGCTGTCAAGGTGTAGATTAGGTCTACGCCTGCAATCGTAAAGGTGTCGCCAACCTGTGGTGTTCCTGTGATGCCATCCACAACCAAGCTAGTTCCGGTTTGCGAACCACCGTCTACCAAGACAGTACCATAGTTTGGCGTGTTTATTTTTGTCCAACCGGAACCCGTCGATTTAAACAGGTCTGAACCCCGTGCTGCAATCACTGCGCTTTCGAAGGTGTGTACCCCTTGAATGATTCCAGAGCCAGATACAAAGGTTAGGGCATCTTGGTCAGAGGGGTTTACGACCATCGTTTGGTCTAGGGTCAAGGTAGCCCGTTTGTTCACGGAACTAAAAGAGACACCGCCAGATGCAATCGTGTAGCGGAACGACAGAACAGCATCATCTGCGGGTGCTACTGTAATTGCCGGAGTGATGGTCAGGGTGGATGCCGTACCTACGAGAGCGGTTGCGGCACTCACTGTGTAAACTGTGGTATCCCCAGCGATAGTAAATGTGTCGTTTGCAGATGGGGCAACATCCAAGCCATCTACGTTTAGGCTCGTTCCTGTTTGTGCTGCGCCGTCTACAGCCCCGCCAGCAAGAGAAAACACGTCGGTTGCGGCAGGTGCAGTGTAGATGTTGCCGACAATCAGGGTTGTGCCGCTCTGTCCGTTACCGTGAACCAGTGGCGCACCATACGGGGGAACGATGTCCGGGTCGTACTTATCGTAGCCTTGAATCGAACGATAACCACCCTCGATAGATGGTTCGTAATTACGAAGGATACGAGCCGACCCCGGAGCATTGATACCATGCTGCAACGGGGACATGTTCGTGATGAGGCCACCTTTAAATTCGATGGCGTATGTTTGCCAACGGTCAGGCATGGGCTTACGATGCCCTCATGTAGATGTTTTCATTGACCGTTACTGTTCTCATCTGTTTAATACCCTCGTCGAACTTGCGTTGTGAAACCGATGCCATCTCTAGATTGTCACGGAACATGTAGGCATAGTACATAGCCCCATCGATGATTACATGACGAAACCGCTCTGGAATTGTCGGGACATCCGTATTAAGGATGAGGTCAACAGGGTCCATGAAATACTCAAAGTCTACCTGATAGGCTTTGTCTGGCATGGGAACCACGCCCCACTCACCGTTTTGGGTACGGAACACACGCTCTGGAACTGCACCTAGAGCCGTGTTGGTTTCGTCCTCTTGGTCGATGAACCGGTCTATATATTCATCGTAACTAATCTGAGTTAGGTGTTCGGCTCTGCCTAAACCTAACGCTGCATCTCTGCGAACACGAAACGTATCAAAATCAACGTACTTTGCCTGAGACGGAATAGGGTATCTGGTAACCCCTGCAGTTAAAGTTTGCTGGTATGTGTTGTGATTGAAAGGCCAGCCAAAGTGCGCCTGATTGATGTGACGAATAGAGGAGTTCACAGCCTCTTTGATTGCGCTGTAAAACCCCGTAGCTGACGCAAAGTTCGCAGAGGTTAGCTGCGTCTCATTTAGGCGTTTGGCAACATCGTTGGTTAAACTGAGATAATCATAGGCCATAGTTACCGGGTCCTTACTTTGAGGTTAACGGAGCGAATAGCTGTGCTGCCTGTGGTGTCTGTCATCGTACAATAAAACGTGTAGTTTCGGGTGTTTACTCCGCTGCCGATATTGATGGTGGCAACCGTGTTGGTCTGTGTTTGGGACACATTCTGGATGCTGTCCGTGGTTGCCCCGCCTGATGCGGTAGTCAGGTCCTGACCCGAAGCCAAAACTGTACGGGTAGAGTATGCGTCGGTCTCGACAGACCAGACGACTGTGGAGATGGTTGCAGCACCAAGAAACCGCGACCAGTCCATGCTATAGTCGAGCGTCTCTCCGGGGTCTTTGAAGGGCCATTTGTATGACATAAATTACTCCACGTAAACTGTTCTTGTAAAGCTGTTGCCGATACTTTCTACCGCAACAACCCGTGTTTCTTGGGGAACGTTGATTGTTCGTTCGTAAGTTGTAAGTGGCATTTTTAAGCTGCCCTGTCTATCACTGAGGTACGCCGTCTATCATATAGTTCGCGAACCGCGTTAAAATCGAATTGTACTCCGGTAT